CATACGCGTGAGCATACCATCGCGTACCATGGAATGTAGACAAAATAAATGACATTGTCTCTATTTAGAGCATTTTACAGGAAAACCAATTAACATATTTTACCAGTAAGAACAAAAACCCCCCTAAAAACATCTTATTTATAGGCAAAAGCACCGAACAGCCAAAAGTAAAAGGTTATAAGGTTACACCTTCCTCTAAAAACACTTTTAATCGGTGACACTCAGAACACTGCCACAAACTGCTTGAGAGCAAGACGGCACCACCAACATAATAATATTTTCTAGAAATAAATATATATATACTTGTATAGAGAATTACTTTTTATTTAGGTCTCTTTTCCTTAATGTGTATTTAATTGTTTAAATAATATATTCTCTTTATATAGTCGTCTGTTCCTCGGTATTCCGATGATTTTTTATCATGTAAACGGTGCCGAATTTCATAGAACAGTACTATAGGCTGTTTAAAGCCCTATAAAAAGCGACCAAAAAACCACAAAAAATATTTAAAAAAGACCCTTTTACCCATAAACTTTTTTGTAAACGGTGTTTTTGTTTACCCCTTTTTACCAAAACAGTATTAAATGGTAGTAAAAACAGATAAAATTGAAAAGCCAAAAAATAAAAATAATATAAAATAGTAGAATAAAGTTCTTGACTTTTAAAAGATATAAACATATAATATTCTCACCGCCTCAAAAATCAAGTAAAACATATGTTCGATGAGGCAAAAAGCAGGCACGGCTGTTTTTATAAAATAAAAGACCTAGAGATAGGCAGATAATATTTTTACAAACTGATGTTGTGGTGGTACGTAGCATCAGAATCCCTCTACCGTGTTAGAGGCTTTTACAAGAAGGAGACGAAATGGTAGATAAGAGCAAGACTGATAACCTAATGACATGGGTTAACACCGCAAGGCTACAATACACAGACACAATATTTGTATGGCATGAGGACATTAAAATGTGGGTACTGACCCCCGTTAAGGAGGCATATAATGGTAGATAAGAAAGACAAATTAGAAGGGCAGACATCATTGGAAGGCACATTACACATAGGTCGCCCCGTCGTACAGTTCAATTTGAAGTTGGACCCACCTATGGGGAAAGCAATCAGGGTGTTCACAGGCGTAAAGGGCATTAAGTTTCAGCATATGTTCGAGAAGATATGTTTGATGTTGCTCACAGGCGAACTGATACTGAAGAATAACAACACCGCACACAAACGAACAGGTGGTTTTGCAGAATTTATGGCTAATATCGAGGTAGACATGGTCATAGACGGTGAAGCTACACCTGAAGAAGTAGAGAGTATGTTAAAAGACCCTATGGGGTTTGTGGATAAGTGGATATAAGTGGGGGTACTTGCGTTGACTAAACAATACATTACAGATATACGTGACATTTCGTTGTTAGACGTATTAGAAAAATACTGCGGGTACTCTCCATCGGAGTTTGAACCTGACGCAGAAGACAGATGGCTTACATTGTGTCCATTACACGATGACCACGACCCCTCATTTAAGGTGTATGACAAGACGGCAGAGGGAAAAGGATGGGATTACTCATGTTATGTATGTGGAGCAGGCGGCAACGCCACAACATTGCTTACTGCATTGGGTAAAGCGGAGAATAGTAAGAAGGCAGAAGAGATGTTACGCAAGGACTTTGGCGTAGAGATGCCTAAGCAGGTAACATTGTCAGCACTTTGCGACTGGAAGGGCATAGCACCTAACACTGCAGCAGAGTGGGGATGGAAAAACGCACATGACGGAGTGGAGATGCCTTACTATAACCGAGAAGGTACGCAAATAGGGATTAAAGTGCGCGTGAATTACTCCGACAAGCCTCGTTTCATCTTCCGTACAGGCGAAGGATTGGTGTCGCACAGCAAAGACCTTATACCGTATGGGTTACAATGGCTTGACAAATGGATTGAACAGGGTGTGGTGTACATAACAGAGGGCGAAACGGACGCTTTGACCCTTGCACAGAACGGATACCCCGTAGTTGGAATAGGCGGAACACAGGTTTGGCGGAAAGAATATGCCAAAGTGTTCGGTGAGTTCCGCCGAGTGATACTCGTAGTAGACAATGACGCACCTGGAATGGAGTTTGCGACCACATTAGCGAAGGATATAGGCGAAAGACTGTACGTAAAGAGCACATTTGGGTCAGTAAAGGACGTAAATGACCTATGGAGACTCGTTGCTGTGGGTGAGAGAGCTAAGTTTCAGGACATATTCAACGGACTGGAAGAGTTACCTGCTACTTTGGAGTGTTTTTACAGTGCATTGGAAGACAATCCTGACCTAGTGCGGAGTAAAAAAGCCTTACAGCTACTCAGAAGCGAGTTATCAGACGCTATTGCAGTTACTATGTTCATAGAGCGAGTGTGCAAAATCACTAAATTCGGTAAAAGAGCCGTTGGTTCGGTAGTGAGAGCCGCATTGAAGAATGTTTCGACCTCTTCAGAGAGCACAGATGATGCTCCTGTATACGAACAGGGTGGCAAATACCTGAAAACTGTGGTCGGACCGACAGGGACACGTTCCGTTGAGGTAACAAATTACACTTATGACGTATTACATGAGGTAAGAACAGCTAGCGGCATACACAGAGTAGTCGAATTACATGGTGCTAATGGCGAAATAAGTGAACAGATAGATTTTTCACCTAAAGACCTTACAAATTTCCAAGACCACATGCAAAAAGTAGTATCTGCAGGGGGTTACACGTTCAAAGGTGGACCTGCTGACCTACAGGACGTAGTAAATCACCACTTAATAGGGCAAACACAGACTAGAATATGGTCTCCTTCATACATTGGACTACAGGACGAGGGCGTTTGGCTATTCGGGAACTGTGGAGTAGACAAAATGGGCGTGGTAACACCTATAAAAGAAGGCACAGTCACAATGCACGGTAAAACGTACACCCCTAGGGATGTTATGGTAGGCGAAGGGGATGATGGGCGAATAGCAAGGATGCCGAACCCTGACCACGAAACAGGTGTCCCTGATGGGTACAAAAGACGGATAATGGACTTACTTACTCACGCATTTGGCACATGGAAAGTGCTCCTGTGCTTAGGATGGATAGCAAGTGGGTGGTGTTCCAACGCAATTTACAGTCGTTGGGGATTTTATCCGATGATGTTCGTAGTAGGCAAGCGAAATAGTGGCAAATCTACCCTTGCAGGGTTGATGATGAAGGCATTTGGGGCATCAGATGCAGAAGCAGGTATGTCAATAAGCACTCCTACAGTTGTAGGGATGTCTCGTATGCTAGGTTGGCAGTCAAGTTTGCCACAATGGTACGATGATTATAGAAATAGTGATAAACGAGTGAAGAGTAAAGACGGATTATTGCTTGACGTATATAATCGTCACGGCGCTGTAAAGGGAACGGTCAATGCGGGTGAAGTTAAGAGTGACACCATGCGTGGTTACTTACTTCTCAGTGGTGAGGATGTACCATCTAACAATGCGGTACTTACAAGGTGCGTAACAATTCAGGTTAGTGAATTTGACAGAGACTCAGCCGATGCTCACAGGATATACGAAGAACTTATGGAGCAGTCAGAGTACTTATCCGCAATGGGATTGGAAATGTGCACACATTACCAAAGTGCTGACAACAGGAAGAAACTTATTGCAAGTGCAGAGGTAATTGGTCGTAATCTTATAGACAAGGGTGTGGATATGCGATACGCAATCAATCATGCGATTATGGTTGCAGGAGTATTGGACTATTTCGGAGATGTAATCACACAGGAAGAGCACGCAACTATCCTAGAAGAACTAGCAGGGTATAGTGTAGAAGAGCGTCAGGAAATAGAAGAAGACCACATGGTAGCATCGTTCTTTAGCGACATGGAACACATGATTACAATGAAACTCATACGTAATGGAGTGGACTTCTCGCACAAGGGAGACCAACTACACATAAGGTTCCGTAATATACACCATGCTTGGGCGGCATATAGGAGACAACATGGATTGGAAGAAGTAATAAACGAGCGGACACTTATGAAGTATATTGAGAAGGAACCGTACTACGTAGACAAGGGTAGGCAGGCTACGTTTAATGGCTCTAAGTTGAAGACAGTATTACTAGACTTAAGCAAAATGGACAATGACCTTAGCGCGATACTATCGTCTGCGGAAGGAGAATACTAATGGCTAAAAGAAGAACAACACGAGACCTAGAAGAAACATACACAGCCTCGAATATGCTTAGGTTGTTACATGAGGGGTACACGGCACACGAAATAGCGGAGATGATGACGAGAAGTCACAGCAGTACTCAGCGATGGATACGAGATAACTGTGGGTTGACCATACCAAATAAGTCGCGGACTGATGCTTATGCTCTGATGTGCCACGAGTACGGATTAAATGCTGCAGAGTATTCAAGGGCGAGTTACCGCTCACAGGATAGGACTCAGTTTGAGCCTATTAGGTATACACTGTTGAACGGTCAGGAACTTGTATTCCAACCAGGAAGGGTACGTAGTTCTAGGTATTTTCTAGGGCGAGACTTCCTAGACAGGACACTGCCGTTGGGGTTCTCCGCTACCCTATTCCAACGGATATGCAAGGGGCATACGGTTGGTAAGGCACTTGAGTTTTATGGAACTGATGGTCAAATGGAATGGCTTATTGAGAACAACAGTAAGCCGATGCACCACATTTATAAACTGATAACAGGCAAGATACAGAAGGAGTGGGGTTAACCCCCACTTTTTTTGTGGTATAATAAAGGTACGGAGGTGTGGCACGTGGCAAACGAACATTTATTAGACGGCATAATGGGTGATAAAACAGACTTCAATACTAATCTTACAAGACGCACAACAGGAAATGCAGGGGCGATAGCTATGAACGATGTCAAACGTATTAAGTTTGATGATGTTCTTAACGTGAGTGATCTTGTCAGTGCTAAGCGATTAGACAGAGTTGAAGACAGTATGAAACCTGTACCTGTGTTTAAGCTTGCTATAATGCACATTAACGGAGAAGGCATAAATAGACTCGCGAATGAGACGCACGTACCTGCGCGCACAATGCGTCTTATTATTCAGTCTGAGCGGTTTCAACAGGTATTAAGTGCGATGGGCGAAGAGGTAAAGAACAGCGCACTAACATATATGAAAGGGTTGGCTCTATCTGCGGTATCTACACTAGCGGATGGTATGTCACCTGGAAATAAAATGTCTGACCGCATAAAAGCGGCGACTACAGTTCTTGACAGGGTTGGTCTCAATCCTGTTAATAAGCATGCAGTTACAAAAGATAACAGTCCTTCGGACGCAATTAGCAATATGTCTGAGAAAGAGCGTAAACAACTCTTAAAGGCGGGCATGGAAAACCTGCTTGCAGACATGGAGGAGAAGACAGATGCTTGACACACCACAAGCTAGACTTATGGACAGCGAGCAACTACTACGTCTTAAGTTACCAATGATGCGAGAGAAAGCATGGAATGACCTCTATTATTTCTCTAAGTATGTCCTTGGGTTCACCGACATGGAAGAAGAACCACACAGAGAACTGTGTGAGTGCTTGATGTACGGAGTTCAGAAGATGAAGATACTTGGTATAGACTTCGATTACGAATTTACGTCTGTGCCTGAGGACTTTGAAGAAAAAGATAAGAAGCTACTAATGCTTCCGCGTGGGTCTTTCAAAAGTACAGTTGCGACAACTGCGTACCCAACATGGTTACTGTGGCACAATCCTAACCTCAGGTTAATGATTGACAGTGAAACATATCACAACGCAAAGACTTATCTATGGGCGATAAAAGACCAAATAGAAAACAACGAATGGCTTAAGCTTATATGTGTGGACGAGAATGGCGAGTATTTACTTGCTCCTGCGTATAAGACAGCAGGCGGATGGACCGAAGAGCAGATAATCCTTAGTAAGAGAACACGTAGGGGTGTAAAAGAGCCTAACATATTCTGTTCAGGAGCGGATAACGCTAAAACAGGTATGCACATGGAAGTCATAATAGGAGACGACATGGTGTCTGAGCGTAATGTTAGTACTCCTGAGCAAATCGAAAAGGTGTACAGACATTATAGGATGTCATTATCACTACTTGAACCAGGTGGGCTGCTGATTGTAATAGGAACTAGATACCACATGGATGAAATGTATGGTAGATTGCTCGCAGAAGGAAAGTTCGCTACACTTGTGCGTCCTGCGATAGATGACGAAGGAAAATTATACTTTCCTACGAGGCTTACACAGGCATTTCTTGATAACATGCTCTCTGACCAGGGTGTGTATATCTACAACTGCCAATATATGTTGAACCCGCTAAGTGGAGAGAACACAACATTCTCTGACGAAACATTCAGGTTCTACAAGCGAGACTATTGGGGTGAAGATGAAAATGAAGGTAAGCTGTTCGTAGAGTATGTAAACGAAGAAGGCAAGGAAACTACCGAGGAGATAATAAAGGTTGAGGTATTAACCGACCTTGCTGTGTCCATGAAAGAGACAGCATGTAACTCTGTCGTGCTGCCGTGGGGTATAACCGCTAAGAGGAATGTCTTTGTACTGGACTACGAGGCAGATAGGATGTTGTATTCTACGTTTATGGACCACCTATTTAATATTAAAGAGCAGTACGGACCCTTGCTAGGCAGAGTAGGGCTAGAGAAAGTAGCATTTCAGGCAGTTATGGCACCACTACTTAGGGACGAGATGCGTAGGAGAGGTAAGTTCTTCAGCTTATTTGATGAAAAGGCTAACAAAAAGAAAGACCAACGTATACAGGCTTTGCAACCGCTCTTTGAGAGTGGTACAATATATATGAAGAGGAAACATACAGAGTTATTCAGGGAACTTATTGAGTACCCTTATAGCAAACGCAGGGACATCATTGATGCGCTTGCTTACATAATTCAGATGATGCGACCACGTCGAGGCAACTCAAAACGTAAACAGTATAACTACAGACCTAGTAATAGAATAGCGGGGTATTAAGATGGCAGACAAGAAAACTAATGATACGATTACGAGCACAGGTGTACGCGATTTCTCTAATAAGAGTAGCGAGTACATTCTTAAACGTGTACGTGACGATAAAGAGATGTCGGATAGCTTCCAAACAAACTTCTTCGACAAGTTTAGAACATGGTACAAGCTTTACAAAAGACATATAGATGGGGTTACGGGCAATGAGTACGTAAGTGAAGATAGAGACGGAACACCACAAGACGCAATAAGGTCACAACTGTTCATACCTAAAATTTATTCACTTATTGCAGTTCTAATACCAAAGATAGCTTTATCTATGTTTAAGAGCAAGCCATACATGACTGCAGTGGCGGTTGACGCCCCATCCGATACTCGTGAAGACATATCAAAGCGGTTCACTCGCTTTATCACATATCAATTTAATAAATATATTAAGATTATTCCATTCAGTATACGTGTCCTTAAGAACACAGCCGTCTACGGCACAGCGTTCACTAAGCAAACATGGGAGTACAAAGTAAAGAAGAAGAAAAAGAAAGTAGCTACTAAAGGACTTGGCAAACTAATCAAGGGCAAGTTCACTACAGTTGAGCAAACTACAGTTATTAAAGATAACCCTAAGGCTGTTATTATTCCTATTTTAAATTTCTTCTTTGACCCTGAAGCCACTACTATTGAAGACGCAAGATATGTTATACATGAATATCCTAAAGATTTAAGTTCATTATTGATGGATGTTGAGAACGCACCTAAGGGTACGTACATGAATATTGATATACTTAAAGCAACATATTCACATGAGTCTTCTGATAATGACATTGAAAACATTATGGAAGAAACTGGCATATCCCTTTCAAGCACACAGAAGAAAGGTCTTAAGATTTGGGAACATTGGACAGATGACTGGGTAACAATGGTTGTAAACGACAAAATCGTTATACAGTCACGCGAGAACCCGTTTGACCACAAGAAGAAACCATTTACAAGGTGGGTACTAGACGAGATGGCAGGAGAAATGTACGGACAGAGTATGGTTGACCTTCTTGAGCATCTTCAAGTGGAATTAAATACAACACGTAATCAGAGAATAGATAATGTTTCATTAGCAATAAATAAGATGTACAAAATACGCAGAGGCGCAGACATAAATCCTGATGATTTAATATCAAGACCCGCAGGTTTTATCGAAGTAGATGAAATGGATGATGTTAAAGAATTAGAGATGACGACTGTAGACGGCTCAGCGTACACAGAAGAAGAGTATATTAAAAGAGACATGGATGATGCTATAGGCGTTTACGACCCGCAGAGAGGCAGCTCAGGCTCACGTAGGGAGACAGCAACAACTATGTCTATATTAGATAGGGCAGGAAGTCAGAGATTTGAGATGATGGTGCTTGTAGCTGAGATAAATGGCTTTGAGGATATGTCGCAACAAATCATAGAATTAGACCAACAGTTCGTTAATGAGAAAGCTATTTTCTTTATGAGTGATGATGATAGTGGGCAGGATAAAATGCAGCAGCAAGAGGTAGCACCTGAGGAAATGATTTTCAAGTATGAGATATTATCTGCAGGCTCGTCAGTTGACCCGTATGCGAACAGTGAAATGAAGATTACAAATCTATTACAGATGCTTGGGTATACACAGAGTATGCCTACTGTTGACTCAGCTGCAATAGTAAGAGCGGTACTTGAAGAGTACAACATGCAGGGTATCGACAGATTTTTCCGTGAACCTCAGCAAGCCATTGAAGGAGCAGGTACTAATCCTGAAGCGCTTAACGGTTTACAGAACGCTGCGGCTATGGGACAAATGGGAGGAGCACAGCAATGAACACACCCGAACGTAAAGCAAAGTTAGAGCAATATAAAGACAGTTGGATATATGAGGACTTAAAAGCTAAGCTACAACGTAGGTATAACAAGCACAAAGAAGGTCTTATAACAGGAATAGACGTATCTGACGTGGCTGCATTAGCAGTAGCACGTGCGATGATGCGCGAGGTGAAAATTATGGCTCAAGAGTTTGACATTGAGTTAACATAAGAATATAATTAAGGAGGACATAGTAATGTCACCAACCAATGTAGGTGAAGGCGGAAACGTTGTACCACAGACCCCTCAGATTAACGAGTTTACAGGAGAAGCGAACATAGCAAACGACTTCTTTGAACCACAGGATGACGGACAATCAGAGGACAACACCCCCGAACCAACTATTCAAGATGCTTCCCCTGAACAAGGACAAGAAGCACCACCAACCGACGTGCAGGCTCCCCCCGAACAGGGACAAGGCGAAGCAGGTCAACAAGCGGAAGAAACCTGGGATAAGCAATTCAGCTCTCCTGAAGAGATGTTTGCAGCTTATCAGAAAACGAATAAGTCATACAAAAACCTAGTTCCTGAGTTCACGAAGAAGGCACAAGAACTTAGTTCGTTAAAGAAGGCGACACCGCAAGAAGACAGTTTACAACAAAATATCGAGCCTCAACAGCAGACTCAACCACAACAGCAGTACCAACAGCCTAATCAACAGCCTACACAACAGCAGTATCAACAGCAACAGCAGGCACAAGCTGTAGATAGGTACATTGAGAACAGGATTAACATTGCACTGCAGCAACAGCAACAGCCACAAACTGAAGCTTTAATGCAGATGCAGAACGAAATGCAGATACAGAGAAGGAGTAACGAACTTTCTCAGATACACTCTAAAGAACCTGAGATGTTCGATGCAGTGTATCCGTCTATGAAGACTGTAGCAGAAGCTAATCCTGAGTTGACAAACCTACCAAACGCAATGCAGATTGTTTACAATCTAGCAAAGGTGGAATACCTAGAAGCAAATGCAGGCACCATAGCAGCGGGAAACCAAGCTAGGGCAAATGCACAGGTTCTTGCTAAACAAGGTGCTCCAGGTGTGGGTACACAAGTAGCTGACCAGGGTGGGGGTAAGTCTTATGAAGAAGGTCTCGCAGATGGAATAGTCAGCACAGCCAACAAGTACAATGGTTCTATGTTCGGCTGATAAAGACATTCCGCATATAAGGGAGATACCAAATGGGACTAACATTAAGCGCACGCGGTACGCATAATATAAACCAAGACCGCAGAATAGTAGAAATGTCCAACAAGATAGCTTTACTGAAACCTAGAATTGCACCAGTAACAGTTATTCTTAAAAGAGGACTCGGAACAAAGCAAGTCACAAAACAGGAAAAATTTGAATGGCTTGAAGACGCATACATGAACAGATGGACATTAGGTACAGCTATTGAACCTGATGACGCAACTGTAATAGCAGTAACAGTTGGCACAGGAGTATTGTTCGCAGCAGGCGACCTGATGAAGCTTGTACGTACTGGTGAAGTTATGAAAGTTGTTTCAATAGCAACTGACAACATCACTGTAGTAAGAGGTTATGGTTCTACAACAGCAGCAGTTACGGAAGTTGGTGACAGCTACCTAATCATGTCAAATGCGAACATGCAGGGTGCTACTGTTCCTTCAGAGAAGTACAGAGCAACAACTGACAACTATAACTATACTCAGATTTTCAGAACACCTTATTCAACCACTGGCACTCTTAATGCCTCTGAATTGTATGGTGGACCTGAACTGCAGAGACTCAGAGCCAAAAAAGGTGAAGAGCATATTCGTTCAATAGAGTATGCTTCCCTATTCGGTGAAAGAAGCAGAGTTACAACTGGCGAACAGCCTATCACAACTACAGCGGGTATTGATTACTACGTTGCTATTGCAGGCGGGTTCACAGATAGTATTGATGCAGATGACGCTGCTGCAGAAGCAAGTTTTGAAACTTATCTTAGAACATTGTTCCAGTATGGTTCTGATGAAAAGTCTCTAGTTGCAGGACCTTACATGATTTCATGGATAAACAGTTTTGCGAAAGCTAAACTAGACGTGATACAGTCTGATAATGATAAGACATATGGTCTACATATCACTAAGTATCGTAGTCCACATGGAATGTTGAACCTTATTGAACATCCATTGCTCGTAGGCGGCTATGCTAACTACGGATACGGACTCGACTTCGGTAATCTGAAGTACAGGAACCTTAAGAACAGAGATACCAAGTTGAAACAGAACATACAGGATAACAGTGCTGATGGAACTCAGGACGAGTACATCACAGAGGCGGGATTTGAAGTTAAACTTCCTGAATCCCATAGAAGACTTATTCTTACTTAGAATATTTAATAAGCGTGGGGAGTTTCGGCTCCCCATGTTCTTATAGGAGAAAAAAATGAAAGTACGTACAAACCTAAGGTCAAATCTTATCTACGGTGGCAAATTATATGTCAAGAACTTCATGGATGAAATAGAGATACCTGACAACAAACCTGAACTTATAAAGTATGTAAAGGCAAACCCTGCAATATTCCCACCTGTAGTAGTGACAGCTAAGTCACCTACTAAAAAGACTGTGAAAACTGAGGAGTAAACCATGAACCTTACTGAAGCTTATACACGTGCACTAACAATATCTGACGAAGCTATACAACAAAATGATATGTTGCATAGCTTTAACGCATGTCAGAGTGAAAACGCTGAACTAATATATAATCTTAAGAAAGCAACCATAACCAAAGCGAGTGATGTGTTTACATTACCGACTGATTATGTGAACTACCTTAACATTATGGACCCTGTCGTTGACCAAAACACTGTAATCCTATATGGAAATACATTTGAGTTCTACGGTTGGGAAGATTTAGATGAATGTGACATAGTATACAATGCTTCACTTGCTGTGATAACAACAGATGGAACGGCTATTTTACCGTTGCCACTTCATCTTCACGAACTATATCCACTTTACGCTGCTAAGATGTACATGGTACAGGATGACGAGTCTGAGAGATACAAGATTATCTCAGGTGAGTACGAGCGTGTAAAGACATTACTAAAGAGACATTACGACAAACGTAGACGCTTATACAACGGTGGCTACTCTTGGTTAGTGACGAGGTAGATATATGCCATACTCAATTAAATACTTCGATAATTTTTCAGGCGGAGAGAACACTAAAAATGCCGCTGAACATTTACGCCCAACTCAATTAAGACATTGTGTAAACGCAGACCTTATTGAGAGTGGGGGCTATAAGACACGCACAGGTATAGAAGAGCATACGGCGTATTTAACTGGAGTTGTGTGGCAGGAAGTTAGACCTGTAGGAGATGTGGATAGATATTGGTCAGGGGCGGCACTGGATGGTCAGTATGCTATATGCGGAACTTTTATAGCTGACGGGAATGGTAGGTTATACACCTCTGTTGACTACGGTGTTACATGGACAGAAAGGCAGCCTGAGGGCAATGTAGATGTGGCATGGTTTGCTTTTGCGATATCAGGCGGGCACATGTATGCTAGTGAAAGCAGCAACGGTAAAACATGGGTTTCTGATGATTACGGAGTAACATGGACTGAGTTACTAATATCCGCAGCATCTTTTGGCACTCAAGCTATATCAGCGAGTGGTGCGTACGTGATACTCACAACAGCTACACCTGTAGACGCAGTATACATATCTAATGATTACGGTGTTACGTTTACTAAGGTACAGCCGAACGGTACTTCTGATATAACATACGAAGAGGTTGGTATCGATGATAAATATGCTATTATATGTGATAAAAGTACAACTGGTAGAGTTTATATATCAAGCGATTATGGTGCTACATGGGCTGAAACACAGCCTATAGACACAGCAGTACACGATTGGACAACGTGCGCTATTAGTGAAGCAGTAGCATTTGTTACTGAAACTGGGGGTGTGTATAGGTCAGCAGACTACGGGGCAACATGGGCTAAGATACAGCCTGATGGAAGCACTGACACAGCTTATACTGTAAGAATAGACGGGCAGGCGTGCGCAGCAGTTACAAACACAGTAATAGACACTATATACAGGTCAAACGACTACGGTGTATCGTGGGTAATAGATACAACAGGGGCTTCTATTTCGACGGGGTTCGATGATATCGCAATTAGCGGTAAGTATGCCATAGCATCTCTTATAAATACACCATCGAGACTGTACCAAATGTCAGGCGGTGGAGCTGATTTACGTACACTTATTGAGTATGAATATATAGACACAAGTGATGTCCGTCAACTTGAAAAATATGCGCTGTATAACGGTGACTTGGTTAATGCTGATGATGCAACAGATATATTAGTTTCAGGCTTTGGGGAATATCTTGCATGGGAAGTTTATTATAATAAGCTATACCTATTAGGTTCAGGAATATTTAAAGTATATGATGGGTCAGCAGGCACAGTTGCAGATGTAACAAGCACAACATCAGGTGTTACATACACGGCGCTTAAGAGATGTAAATACCTAGAACAACGTGGAGATAGAATGTTTGCAGCAGGAGACCACGAGAACCCTAATTTCTTGTATTATTGTCCACCGTTAGACCCTACAGAGTGGGACCCGTCGGGCACTGTTACAGGCACGGGCACAATAAATAGTATAACAGATGACGGTGATATAATAACTGGATTAAAAGAGTTTCAGGGTAACCTTGTGGTAATGAAGAGACGTACAGCATTTGCATGGACAGGGTATGATCCTTCCTCAGATGTATACTTCAAGCAATTACCAGTGCATGAGGGATGTATATCTGAAGAGACTATGGTTATTATAGATGATATGCTCGTATACATGGGAGAGAACGGAGTGTACGCACTCTTATCAACCTCTAGTGATACGATAGCAACAAGAGTATTATCTGATAACATACAAGCTAGAATGTTTGACACACAGCATAACGTAATATACCCACACCTTGACACATCATGCGCAGTATTCTATAAAGACAGATACATGGTATCATGCAAAAAAGATTCGGATAGCACATTCAATGATATTGTATTCGTATTTTATCCATACGCTAAGACATGGACAGCTGTTCCAGGAGACCAGTACGCAATGGACGCACCGTGGTCAGTATATGAAGGTTGGTATATAAATTCATTCTTAGCAAGCCTTGATGGGGAGTTATATTCAGCATCAAGCACATATGGAAGAATACATCTACACAACGACAACTATAACGACATGGGAGTTGCGATACACATGGACGTTATACACAGGCAGGAAGCATATGATGACAAAGTAAGGCTTAAGAAGTGGAAGAGAATGTACATATTCTTCAAGCAAATGTCAACAGGAGTAAGCACAATGTCAGTATCAGCTATTGTTGACGGTGAAGAGTTCCTTGATACAATATATGGCGAAGAGATGTCAGGCGATATTACCCTTGTATGGAATGATGATGATTGGGACAGTTCTAATTGGTCAGGAGCACAAGGCGTAGAAGATTTTGGTTCTAGATACGCGTATATAAATGCAAGAGGAAATAGACTATCATTCAGAGTACAGACGGATGTTATTGACACAGCAGTTATGATTTACGGAATAGCCGCTGAGTATAAGATAAAAAAACCTGCAAGGAGGGCATAACATGACTGATAAGATTACACGTAAATATGACTTTATACCTCGAACACCTGCTAAAGCAGACGAGGTTGATGCTGAATTTAACCAGTTAGTTGACACGGTTAATTCGATTATAGATGACACTGTGGCAGGCGATACTAAAGTTGGCGACCAATTATATACAGAAGACAACTATGTTACTGACGGCGAAACAGCCACAGAAAGTATAGATGCTCTTGACATACAGGTAAAAGATAATGTTGATTCAATCGTAGCGAACGCATCAGATATAGACGACCTTGAAACAGCAGGCGGAGTACAAGACACTGCAATAGGTCTTAACACATCTAAAGTCACATATCCTAGTGCAGACAGCGCAAAACTAGCAGGTATTGAAGCAAGTGCCGATGTAAATAACATATCAGACGTAAACGCAACAGCACTTACAGGTGGTGGGGAAACAGCGTTACATAGTCATGCAGGTGGGGCAGGTGCAGTTGATTCTGTAAATGAAAAAACAGGCGTTGTAGTTCTTGACCCCGATGACTTAGTTGATACAGCAACCACAAACAAATTCGTAACCGCAACAGACATTACTAATCTTGGTAACCTATCAGGCACTAACACAGGCGACCAAACAAAAATAACAGAAAATTTAACACTTAATGCGGCAAATATTTCAAACAAGTACATAGACTTAGCAAATATACCGCTAGATAACACAGCAGTTGGGTTGTTCCCTGTTGGTGGGGTAAAACAATTATACACAACAGACTTTACAGTTATAACAGACGGGGCAGATGTGCTTAGATTAAATTGGAATGGATTAGGATTAGAGTCTTTATTATCGGAGAATGATATTATATCAGCCGATTACATATATTAAAGAAATAAAAGGAAAGTAGGAAAAAGACATGGCACAGTTAAAAGGTAAGTATATTGAAGATGCAGCGGTTACATTAGCAAAACAAGCTAATATAGCAACGGCATCAATTATGGGAAGAAAAACAGCCTCAACAGGTGTGCAGGAAGTATTGAGTAAGGCAGATGCTTTAACGCTATTAAACGTAGAAGACGGAGCAAACGCTTATGTTCATCCTAACCATAGTGGCGATGTAACCTCAGTTGCAGACGGAGCACAGACAATAGCAGCAGCAGCAGTTACTTTAGCTAAGATGGCTAATCTAGCTACAGATACTTTTATTGGTAGAACTACAGCAGCTACAGGAGTACCTGAAGCACTAACAAAAACACAAGCACTTGGAGTATTGAACGTTGAAGACGGTGCAGATGTAACGGACGAGGCAAATGTAACAGACGCTCTAGACGGAGCAACACTTAGTGCGGCAACAGTAGCAACTAACGACAAGGTATTGATACAAGATACTGACGGTAGTGATGTATTAAAGACTGTAACGGTAGCAGAGATTATAGCTTTAGCAGGTGGTTCCGAAACACGTATTGTTGAAATACTTACATTAGACGCAACTGATATTTCTAATAAGTATTCTGACGATATGACACAAGTTCCTGTATCAGCTACCTCGGTTCAAGTTGTACCTGTTGGTGGGATACCACAAGAATACACCGTAGACTTCACAATAATAACGGACGGCTCAGACATAAAGCGTTTGAACTGGGACGGACTAGGACTAGAAAGTTTACTTGAATCAACAGACAAGCTAGTAGTAACTTATACCTATACAGCGCTCGTATAAGAAAATATGAAGCCAATGACAAAACCTGAAAACTGGCTTAAAGGAGAGCAATTAAAATGAGCAAAATAAGTACAAAACATATCGCTGATGAAGCTATAAATAATGCAAAATTAGCGAACATGACACAGACTACATTCAAAGGCAGGAAAACTGCTAGTACAGGTGTGCCTGAAGACATATCTATGACAGACGCTAGGACAATGTTAAACGTAGAAGACGGCGCAACTAGCGACCAAGTTGCAGCTGATGTAGCTGTAACAGACACAGACGGACATTACATAGGAACTGATGTAGAAGTCATACTTGCCGAAATAGGTGAAACTAGACATAAAGCAGGTTGGGATAAGTATAACACAAATACCCAACCTGACCTTTCGTTTGTAGATGGCACACTAACATTTAGTACTACAGTAAAGGGGGGGCAATCAGATTATTCTTTTTGGGTAAATAGCAAACTATTTACAAAGACAGGAACAGAATCAGTTGTTATCCCTGATGTTACAGGCACTTATTATACATACTTCGACCAAAATGGTGTTTTGCAATATACATTAGAATCTAATATAAATAAATTCTTTTTCTATAACAATTCATTATGTGCGCTTATTTACTGGAATGCTACTCAAACTAAATCAATCATTTTTGGAGCAGAACTCCACGCATACCAATATCCTAGTGCAGTTCATGGTTGGGCGCACAATACATTTGGAGCATTATATGGTTATGGATTAGCAATAGAGGGATTATCTAATGGTGGAGATACGTTTACGCAAGTAACGAGTGGCTCTTTCAGGGATGAAGATATACAACATTTAATCGCTGCACAATCAACTGCTCCATTTATATATAGACTAGGTGCTACAGGCGAATGGACAAATACTACTGCAACTAATACAATCGGTCATAATGCAGGTGGAACTTATGATGTATGGAACGAGGACACAGGCTCTACATGGCAACTAACAGAGGGCGGTTCTACAACTGACTTCTTTATAACTTTCTTTATCGACACACCTGATTTAGGTGGTGTTAATCTTAAAAAGATATTAAGTCAGAGTGCATACTCAACAATAAATAATGCAAGGAACGCAATCGAGAGTGAAATAACAAGATTAGTAACAGAAGGATTACCAAGTCCTGAATTTATATTCATTGGTGCTTTAATAGTTAAGAGAGATGGTCAATTACAAGAACTGTCTGATGGTAGTTTATACTTAGATTTAAGAGATGTAAACGGAACTGGAGCAGGAACAGGTAGTGCTGGTTCGAATTACGCAGAGGATATTATAACCGATACAACTAACTTTAATGGCATTCTAAGTGTACTTGACATTAATGTTCAAAGAGCATTAGATACACTAGATGAAATTTCCGATGCTACTTTACCATTCACAGACATAACAACTGGCGATGTATCGACTTCTAAACATGGCTTTGCTCCAAAGGGTAATGGGTCTGCAGCTGCGTTCTTAAACGGACAGGGCGCATACACAACTCCTGCAGGTTCAGGTAACGTAAGCACGTCAGGAACTCCAGTAATAAATGACTTTGCTAAATTCGTTAACGCCACAGACATTGAAGGCAGAAGTTATGCGGAAGTTAGAACTGACTTAAACGTAGAAGATGGTGCTACAGCAGACCAAGACCTTAGTGGGTTGGTTGTAAAGGTTACAGGGAGTTCTCTTGTTGAGGACACAGAGATTGCAAAGATACATGCTTCAGGAAGTGACGACCAAGACCTTAGTGGGTTGGTTGTAAAGGTTACAGGGAGTTCTCTTGTTGAGGACACGGAGATATCAAAGATACATGCTTCAGGAAGTGACGACCAAGATTTAAGTGGATTGGTTGTAAAAGTAGCTACTAAATCTCTAGTGTTTGACACGGAGATATCAAAGATACATGCTTCAGGAAGTGACGACCAAGACTTAAGTGGATTGGTTGTAAAAGTAGCTACTAAATCTCTAGTGTTTGACACGGAGATATCAAAGATACATGCTTCAGGAAGTGACGACCAAGACTTAAGTGAACTAGTTGTGAAAGTTGCGGGGAGTTCCCTTGTAGCTGATACAGAGATAGCTAAGATACATGCCGCTGTTACAGTTACAGACACAGCAGAGATAGACCTAACACTAACAGGACAGGATATTAGTGCTTCATTGAAGTCAGGCTCAATAGACGAAACGAAGTTAGATACATCAGTAAACGCAAGTTTAGACAAAGCTGATAGTGCTATACAAACTGCATCAACTAAATCAAGTCTAGGACTTGATACAACTGATGATGTTGAGTTCGATATAATCGAGGGTACTAAGTTTGCATACAAAGGCACTAACATAAACTCGCAGACAGGTACTACGTATACTTTAGTTCTTACAGATAGTGCCAAATGGCTCAAGATGTCTAATGCGGGAGCAATCACTCTCACAGTTCCTCCTACCTCAGGTGTTGCATTTCCTATAGGAACGCTTGTTGAAATAGGTATGTACGGAGCAGGAGAGGTAACTATAGCCCCTGGAAGTGGAGTTACAATTCGCTCAGGTGGTGCTTTTGATACAATATCAGTGCAGTACAATGTAGCTTCTATAAAGAAAATAGGAACAGAAGAATGGTGGTTAGTGGGGTGTGATAGCTAATGAAGATACCTACAGGCATTTTACAGCAACAAGTTAATTTAGGTGCAGGTGGAGAAGAAACACTAATTGACTCCTATAGTGAGTCCAAGAAGAATGGGTACAGCCAAGTTAATATCCCCTCTTATGGTCAAACATTCTCCTGTGGAATTGATGCTGACATTAGCAAAGCTAAATTCTACTTAGAAAGAGTTGGCGGTGACGAAACTGATGCTTGGATTGCTGAGTTATATGCAATTACTGGGAATTATGGGGTATGGGCATACCCAGTTGGCTCACCATTAGCTGTGTCAGACCCTATTGATAATTATGATATACCTAGTAGCGGTTATAATCTAGTTGATTTCTTATTTACAGGGGCAGAGCAGTACAGTATGGTTAGTGGTCAAAAATACGCAATCGTTATAACACGAAATGGGTCTAGTGTTTGCAACCTTGCTAGAGACGGTTTATCACCAACGCACAGCGGAAACTATGTATACTACGAAAATGGTTCTTGGACAGGAGCTAGCACAAGAGATTACCCATTTTATGTATATGGATTAGTATAAGGAGATTATTATGTACGGATATTTATTATTAAATGGTAACGTAGTTACCGAAGCAGGACTAGGTGCTCCAACAGAATGGTCTGTAAATCATGTTCCCGTTTCAGATATGGTTGTTGAGCCTGCTACTTTAGTTGGGAAGTTTTATAGCCCGCGAGATAAGAAAACGTATGATGTGTATGAACCACGCTCAGGCAGGTTTAACACGTTAATTCCTATGACATCTGAAGATATTAACACACAGGCTATTGTAACTGCTGAGAATGTTGTACAAATAAGTGCAAGTAATTTGTTTGTTAGATTTATTAACGACGTAATTGCATACGGGCAGCCATTGACAGAGCAGATAGTGCGCAGTAATGCTGAGTATGTTATAAGACAGCTTGACAAATACCTCGGCGAGGGTAACTACGTAATAGGAGAATAGCATGACACAGCTTACATTTTGGGACATAGTAGTACAATATTGGGTACCTATAATAGGGTGTGCTATTTTAATTACTGGGTTTGTTACAACTATAGCTGTTAAGCTAAAGAAGAGAATTGTGGCAGAAGTAACGAGAGAATTAAATACTGAGGAGGACAGCATCTTGGCAGGACAGCAATCAGAGTTGAACAAGGTAACCAAAACAATGGGCGCGGCAGAGAAGAAGTACAATGACAGGAAGAAGTTTGTTGATGACAGGCACAAGATTGACAAAGACCAAAACGACAGCGAGCATGCAGGCATTAGTGAAAGACTTGACAGGCTGTGCGAAACGGCTAGACTTAGTGTAAAGAGTAACTCTATAATTTTAAGAGTGCTGATACCAATGGCTAATGGCAGCAAGCAAGAGGTCAAGGATATGGCAGATGAAATAGACACACATCTATTAAGTAAAATTAAGTAGGAGGAAAGAATAATGGGTAAAATAGATGAAGCCGCAAGAGTATTTCTTGGGCAGGCAGGCAGGAGCGGAGTGCAGATAATAGCAGATAATGCTTTACATTTACTAAGGAGTGTTAAGCAGGTTGAAACTATTACATGTACGGCAGGATTGGTAGCCGCAGTTAAGCAAGTGGAAACCATAGAAGTTACAGAAGGAGCAGTAACCGCAGCAGGCGATATAACAATGACTATAACTTCGTCAGGCATGGGAAGCTCTCCTAAAGCTGTTGTCGTTCCTATTGGAGATGGGGATAGTGTAGACGAAGTAGCAACACTACTTAGGACACATCTTGGTGATGATGCAGATGTAGCCGCTTTCTTCACAGTTGGTGGAACAGGAGAATTTGTTACACTTACACCACTAGCATTTGCTGCTAATGATGCAACACTAGCCTTTGGTTTTGTTGACACAGACACTACTGGTGTTACATGTGGGGCATCTACTAATACCACAGCAGGAGTTGCTGATGTATCAGGCGACATTACTATGACAATAACTTCGTCAGGGATGTTAGGTTCACCTGAAGATACAGTAGTAGCATTGGCAGAAGGAGATACCATAGCAGAAGTTGTGGTTAAATTGAAGGCAGCACTTAATGCTAATAATACTATTACTTCATACTTCGTTATTGGTGGGGCATCTACAACTGTTACATTAACTCCAAAACTAGGTGTAGCTAATGATGCAACTTTAGCATTTGGGTTCGTTGATACGGATACAACAGGCTCTACGTTTGGTGCATCTACTAACACCACAGCAGGAGCAGGTAGAGATTCAGGATATGAAGAGACCGATGTTATCACTAAGATAAAAGTTATAACAGCTACAACATTCGCAGTGCTAACAGCAGAGGATGGGTTCACAGTAATAGGCACTATGACAGGTGTTGCATACCCAGTGAATTTTGAAATTGTAGGCAGATTTGTAGGTATAGATTTAACAAGTGGCTCTATCCTAGCATATAAAAACTAAGGAGATAACATGAACAAACTATTAGGAAACACAACATCATGGAGTGATGTTTTAAAGAGGTTTAAGAGTCCTGTAATAGTTATAGGTATGATAATGCTCATACTCAACTACTTACGTAACCAGTTCGGTTGGGAAATTCCTATTGAGTTCCTAGAACTCATACTGGACATACTCATATACGGTGGTGTGCCAATAGTAATGGGGATTAACGATAGTACAAACACAGCGGGGTTATAATATGCCTGATATACTTCAGCAAAAACTGAATGGACTGCACGCATTTGCGAAAGCTATGACGGCTGTGTACCCTGAAGGAGAGTTCGGTTATGTTTGGGGTGCGCAGGGAGAACTTATGACTGATGCCGAATTACTACGACTAGAGCAATGGTACGGTCCTAGAGGAAGCGGTACTGATCACTACTACCACACAGATCGTGTGCGTAAGTGGTTAGGTAAGAAAGCTGCAGACTGCTCAGGACTAATAATGTACATACTTGGGCTTATGGATATGTATGATGTAGACATGAACGCAGACAAAATAGAAGATAGATGTTCAGATGTATCTTCTCCTGAACCAGGTGATTTGCAGTTCAAGCGTAGTGGTGGCAGAGAAGTACATGTTGGGGTATACATAGGAGACGGAAAGACTGTACACTGCCGCGG